TTAGAGTTTTCCTTATTAAGATCAAAGACTTCTTTTTCTAGTATTTTTATATTTTCTACATAGATATGAATATATCTTTCTACCTCGCTTCGCTCCTTATATTGCCTATATAAATAGGCAAGACTGAGCGCATTGGATACCACTAGTAATCCAACACCTATCCATAAAAATATAAAAACCATGTCGGGATGAAAGGATTTGAACCTTCGGCCCCCTGCTCCCAAAGCAGGTGCGCTACCAAACTGCGCCACATCCCGGTAGTTACAGACAGCGGCGACTCCATTTGCACGAAAGACGCTAGAAACGACTCCAACGCTTTCAACCGACAGACTCGTTATAACGGGATATATTTATGTAACTAAACCATCCTAAGTTTGCTGCCTGTAACCGTAGGGCGGGTGAGACTTGAACTCACGATCTTCACCTTATAAGAGTGACGCCTTCACCAACTTGGCCACCGCCCCTTGTACTTACTACTATATTAAATTATGTCCATACTGTCAATAGCATTTTGTAAAGCAGGCGGAATAATTAATTCGCTGTTCCTTTTCCTACCCATCCTTAATTTTAACTCTTCATCACTATCTTGTTCAAGCATATCGTAGGAATATATTTTTATTTCTTGGTCGTTCTCTCTACGAGAGCGAGCAATCGCATTATAAATCGCCCCGCAAACTGCGTCAGCCAAGTCCTTGCTACCCTTTCTGGGGTGGTCAACTTTATCACCGCGTATCCTTAATTGCAACAATTCATCTATTAATAATTTTAATTCTGGTCCATAGACACGCTCTTCTGTAACTAGCAATGCCATGTCCTCATAATGTTTTTTAGCAACTGATAGTAATTCTGTATTGATCCCATAATGCTTTAATTGCTGCATCATATCGTGAGAATTCCATCGGTCAAACGTGACTACACTTAAATTAAATCCTCGCTCACGCAATTCTATAATATAATCTTTTACCTCAGACAAATCCACGCTAGTCGTAGATGTTGGCTGCCAATATCTTACTGCGTCTACGATTACCCTAGGGGCTGCCTCTGTCATTGTGCCAGCGATCTTCATCTGCACCCAGCCCTCAATATGGGCCATGGCTACAGCACAATTATCATGCTTCTGGGCTAAGTCAACATGTAGAAAGTATTGCCTACCTTCTTCTGGCTTAAACCAATCAGCGAATCTTCCACCACTATCTACTGCAAACTTAGGGCTGCTGAATGCCTTTTCAATTTTTTCGCGTGACTTAAAGAACGCATCTGTTGCTTCTGGTGGCATACAAGCAAATCTCATTAGAGAGTCAAGTGGGTCATCATAAAATGCAATCGTGAAGTCTTGAATTTTTCTTGTTGGGTTAAATTCCCATGTAGGTCTTTTAAGGGCAAATATATGTGGGAGGGCATAGGATATAATATGGTCTTCCTCCCACTCAATTGTAAATTCATTACCGTCATGCCCATCTGGAAGATCTGGATCTATTTTAAGTGTGTGTGACTTTACGATTGTTTCTTTTTCTGCCACAGCATCATTATATTTTTGCTGAATAAAGTCATTCTTAAATCTTGGGAAGGAAAGCATGATTACTTTGCCAAAGTCTGGGAATCGTGAATTTACAGATGCTCTATACATCTTATAAATAGCAGCAGATGTTTTCGGGCTTTGTCTTCCTGTAGTGTTCTCTAGTTCAAAGCCTGATATTTCGTCAAGTACAGCAAGCATGACGTTATATCCTTCCCACGACTCTGCTTCTGAGTGTCCTGAGTGAACAGTTATTTCTTTATCAAATTCAATACTATTAGCCTTTGGTATGTACCTACCTTGGAACCAGGCTGATTTTTCAATGATACGCTTGAATCCTTTAAAGAATACCCTATTTGCCTGAACAGCGTTTATAGCAATGTTAATAATGTCAATGGAATCTCCTGGAGGCTTGCCATAATATTTTGCTGGATCTTTCAGGCACAGTAGGAGGTGGACAACATAGGCGCATCCAATAGTAGAGATAAAATCCTTACCGCCGCCCTTGCCTACCTGAAGGATAACCTCCTTAGAAGTCTGGTTCCATCTCTTTACTCCCTCTTCTTCTCCTAGCCATTTAACTAGAGTTTCTTTTTTATAAATTTGGGTCATTGCCCTAATAGATTGATATTGATATTCAGAAAGAGGGGGTAGGTCTAGATAATCATTATTAGTTACAAATTCTTCTATGTCTGCAGGAACCTCTTCAAATTGGTCTCCATCTAGTGCATCTATAAAGTCACTAAAATCAATCAATTGGCTCTACCTTACCAGTAACTTCTGACAGCCTTTTAGCAACTTCTACCTTACAATGATTGCATTCTGAAGTTACTTCCTTAAGAATACTCATAAGAATTTCTTGCTTACGCTCTGTCTCTAGGAGTTGGGCAGACATTTCATTATTTTCTAGTAGCCCAGCCTTTTGCAACATGTCAATTCTTTTTTGCTCTATGTCAGCAATCATTTTTAGAGCAGTTGCCTTAGTCCCATATTGCTGATTAGCATCAGCCTGATCTACTGTCTCCCATGCACGCTGGATAATCATAGAGTAATGCTGATCTGCCCCAGCCAAGGCTTCCTTGGCTCGCTCACGAATTTTACTATCTCCTGAAACCAATTCTCTCCAGGTATCTATATGTTCTAATACCTCAGATCTTTTTATCCCAAGAAACTTTGAAATGTCTGTTGGATTCTTTCCTTTAAGAAGTTCTTCTACGACTAGATTCATCTGATCGAAAGAACTTGTTAACTCAATCTCTGACAAGTTGCTTCTTCCTTCTGCTCTTCTTATCTCTTAGTAGGCCAGAAAGCCTATCTATATAAAATGATCTATACTCGCCAGTCTGAGGATTACGACAATCAATCCACGTTACGTCTTTTTCAGCGTTATGAGCCATCAAAATAAAAATAAAATGCCCTCTCATATGCTTAAACTTTATTTTATCTCCTGGCTTTATAGTGTCTTTTAAGTATTCAATTTCATAATATACATGAATATCTGGATTTACACTATATGGTACATATTCATATTCTTTTTTATTACGAGCCATTTTATCTCCTAAAAAGAATATCCGCCGTTACGAGTAGGACTCCATACCATACCTGGCCTATCTAAGACACGAATAAGTTGATACCCGCAAACTTCGCAGTACTGATTATCTCTTTTATCGATAGAAGAAAGCATATCCTTATCGATATCACAAACTTTACAATAATAACTATAGAGTGGCATTAGTTTCTCCAATTATCTCTAATTGCTACTTTCAATAATACCAGATACCCAATTAGATCGTCAATATCATTATCGCCTGGATAATTATTGCCGCGAGCAAATCTACTTAATTTATCGTCTATTCTTACTTTTAACTGCTCTATATTATCTGATTCTGAAAATACTCTTACTGGATCAAGGGCAGAGTTGCCGTATGCCCTATTCTTATTTATAAGAAATTGCCCCATATCTGAGCATACTGACCATATTTCTTTTTCTGTTTTATTTTTTAATTTACTCTCTATATCACACATATTAATTATCAAACTCCGCTATAAAAACACCAGTTACTGAAAATTCCTTATACTCTTTAATATATGAAAACTTTTCTAAAACCCTGTCCGTACTCCAATCCTCCTCAACATGTATTTCATATGGATTGTCATTGATTGCGTCTTGATGATAGTGAACAATAGGAATTGATATGATAGCATATCTAGCCTTTTTAGATACCTTATCCCAGATTTCTAATGCTTCATCCTCATGCATATGCTCTAAAATATCTCCAAAGATTACTAGATCATAGTCAAATTCATCTATGTTTCTAATATCATCTTCTATCACTTTGTTATATCTTTTATGCAAATTAAACTGTTCAATGTAGGGCTTCCATACTTCTACGGCTGTTATATTAACTTTATTTCCTAAATCTTTTCTTATAAGATCTAGATAAACTCCCTGCCCTGCTCCTACATCTAAAACTGTTGATGGAGATATTTCTTTAATTTTTTCTGAAGCCCATGGCTTATTTTCTGGATCAGAGAACCCCATTTAAAATCATCCTTTTCTGTGTATTTTGGAATGTAGACTCAATGTTGGCAATATCGCACATGAGTTCTACACTTGGCTTTATAGAATAAGAATTGAATTTTTCCTTTTGCCTATAAATATGCCAATCTAAAGGTAAACTTATTGGCTTTTTACATGAATCTATTAATTTTTTAGCACCATTTCTGGATACCACATAACATAACATAGACCAGTCTTGGTAAACCTTACTAATATTTTTTGATACATCTAGCCCGATATCATGACTATGATGTTGGTCATACGGTACAAAGTAGGAGAAAATATCCCAGCCATCTGGAAGTTCAGCCATCTTATCTTTTAAATCATAGATAAAATTATCATCAAATATAATGTCATCTTCCATTAATATTGCAATATCATTATCGGTATCTAAAAATCTTTTCCATGCTATAAAATTGCTTGCCCATATTCCTACTTCTCCAAACTTCCATCCCTGAATAGAATCAAGGTTATATCCGTTGGGGTCTAGATTAAAATCATTGTTCTCATCTAAAAAGTTTTTTACATCTTTAGTATTTGATATAGATATCGTAGGAGTATCTAATATATTTAGTCCATGCGACTTTAGATATTTTGTCATGGCAACAGAGAATTTTGTTCTGACTCTATTACTAGATAGGTGAAAAACTTTAAAGCAGATTTTCATTTATTTTATCCCGTTCTATGATCCATTGATCATATCTCCCATCACTCCATGCTTGACTTCCATAAAGATGACTTGATGCTTGATTATGGAAAAATCTATGTGATGGAGTTAAGTATATTCCTGAGTACCTAGCAGCCGCTGAAGAGTTAATTAAATCAACATCATTTATTAGATTTACTTTATGTATATTAAATTTTGCCCACTCATCTGACTTATATATTTCTCCATCAATATCTTCTGCTGGCTCCCATATATCTAAAAATTCCAATATAGATCTAGTAAATATCCCTGGTCCAGTCATAGCATGTACGAAGTGCGGGTTAGAATAATCTGGATTTTCAAAAGCCTTCTTAATATTTTCTAGCATATAGTTAAATGCAGGATGCTCTGGTTCTGATAAAAATGTCCATTGTTGAATATGAACCTCATGCTCAGCATTTATAATTACCCTTTTATCTGAAATTTTATCAAACCAGTCTGATATACGAACATTGCATACAGTATCAAGGTCTGTGTACATGCCTCCATTTATAAATAGAACCATTACCCTCCAGATATCTGCCTTCATTACTCCTAATGGACAAGAATTAAATATCTCTACCCAGCCCTTACCAAAGTGGTCACTCACAAAGTCCATAATATCGTCATCAGAAAAGTATGAATATGTCCAATCTGGATTTCTATCTTTCCAGGTTACGGAGGCTTCTATTGCATACTCTGGTAAATCCTCATAGGGAAGTTTATATGTCTGCCAGATCTTCTTAGGTATCACTTTGTCCACCTACGCTGATTTTTTATAAGATTATATTTCTCTAAGTATCTTTGGATAGTCATATGAGAGCATCCTGCCTCTTTCGCCATCTCCTGAATTTTTTTCTTTTCTACAACATATCTTTTTCTTAGCCAATTAACATCTTCATATAATTTCATTCTGACCTCATAAGATTATTGGCAGCATACCATCCTATCCCACAGGCATCTGCAACATTATCACTTTCTACTTTTACTCCGATAGATGAGCAGAAATCTATAGTTTTTTGCTTTCTCATCTCTCTAACCCTGGCCTTATACCAATTAGCAGATTTTCCTGGGTACATCTTTTGGACCTCTAACTTCTCAGACTTGGTAAAGTTTTTATTACCAATAAATGATTGCCAGGTTATTGGATGAACTTCTACTACAGATCTTCCATCAGCAATCAACTCTCCCATTATAGCACCAAATATATATGCCATTTTTAATCCAGTATTAGCACTTCTTACCATGACGGCTGCTTCTATTGCAACAAAGTCGGATGGGAATGTCTGAGCAATTCCTCGCATTTTATTTTTAGCATCTAGGATTCTTTGGTAAACATCTCCACCGTCAAAAAATACCTCACCCCATCTAACTGCCTTTTTATTATCAAATAGACAGAATGCTACAGATCTTGTACTAGCATCTATACCAAGCACTCTAGTATCTTTAATTTTTGCTAATTTAGCGAGAGACATGCATTATCCTTAATAATTCATCTCTAGCACTAGAGTTAGATTTTGCAATACATGTATTACAAGTCTTACTGTCATTATATCTGCTCAATGTATTACTACATCCACGAGTCTGACATACCCTTTTCTTGCCAGACAATCTTTCTTTTTCTTCGTAATACTTATCTCTAATTTTCTTATTAGTTGCTTCACGGCAGCATTCATCTGAGCAGTATTTTTGATTATGAGTTACTTTATTGAATTCATTACTGCATCCATCATTAGCGCATATCATTTTGGTGGGACTAACGCTCCTATCTCAACTACTCCATCTCCTAGCCCATTCTTATTCCAACAAGTCTTTCTTACTGGACAATTCTGGCAGGCGTAAGATGTTTTAGCGAATGACTGAGTAGGTAATGTACCATTTTCATAGTTTGCATATACTTTTCTCATCCAGTCGAATGTATCATCTATTATTTTTTTATTTCTTTCATTCATACTAATAGGGATGATACAGAGATCTTGAGTATTTTTATTCTCATACAATAAAAATCCCTCCTCTGCTCCAGTAACTTTCATATATGTCAATATCTGGAGTAGGTGGTTTGCTGAAGGCTTCATAGATGCTTGTCTAATTGCAAATGACTCATCTTTGGTAGTCTTTATTTCACCTACGATTTCTGTATCATTCCAGTCTAGTATGAGATCAGCAAATCCTCTAATTGGTGGATCATTTGAAAGTATTTCTCTTTCAATTTCTTTTAATACGCCAGTCTCATCTATAATCTTTTGCAATCTCTCATGGGCATATGTTCCATTTAACATATTAGCAATTGCTGTAGCATCGAATTTTTCATCGAAATCTGCCCCAGAGAACGCAATAAACCAGTACCTTGCACAATTGCCGTGGCCATATCCAATGGTGCTTGGGCTAAATGTTTTTTTCTGAGTATGTGTCTTCTCTCTACGTCTTGCGTTATAAGCATTATCGATCATTTTAGAGAATTCGCCATAGTCAAATCCATCTACCTTTTTAAATTTTAAACTTTTAACAATATTTTTACTCATATACCAAACCTAGCATTGTATTTTAGTGCGTCTACAAGTTTATTTACTGCTTCTGCGGTTGTATAGTAGACATTCTTTTTCTTAGATGCTTCTGGCCCCTTCTCAAATGTTGTATAGTATCTTGACATTATAGCAAGTTTTGCTGCGATTGCTTGTAGTCTAGTTATAACTTCTGGTGCTTTTGCAGCAGGAACATCAGGCTTTGCAATTAATTTAATTATCAGTTCCATAGCAGCATCAAGATCTGGGTCTTGCATAAACTCAGATATTTCATTAAGTTCTGTAATCTCACTAATATTTTCAAGAAGGTTCATTGTTCTCCATTAGTTCTGCTAGAATATCCCATTCTATAACGGCCAGTCTGACCTTAGAGTTTCCCTCGCCCATAATTATTTTTAATGCTGGGTGCTTTTTAGAATCCACTCTAAATGAATCTGTGCATATTTTAGCCCACATATCCTTACTCAAGGATACTGATTTTGCTGTTTCTTTATAATCTACTACAAAGTCGTACCAGATAGCATCGCCTTTCTGGTACTTCCCGCGACCAGAATTCTTCTGAGCCCTCGCTTTATCTCTTTTTATTTCAGATGCCTCAGACATTATAATTTCACCCTAGATTCGTGTCCTTTGCTACAGAAGTAAGTTATTATCATATCTGATTCTTTCATCCATCCATCATGTACAATTTCATTGCATTCCTGGCACGCTAATGAACCACTTATCTTTATAGAGTCCTTCGGAGCCTTTGGCCTTAGAAAATCTTCTAGATCACGATCCATTAATTTTACCAATCAGTTCTTCTACAACATCTGGGTTTTCTCTTAGCCATGCTACTGCCTTAGCCTTACCCTGTAGTCTCTCCCCAAGGATAGTGTACCAAGATCCTCCACGTTCGATATACCCCATCATCTCAGCAATATCAACAACTTCAGATACTTGATCGATCCCCACATGGCCACCCTGATAATAAAAGTCGTACTGCCCAGATAGATTTGGAGGGCCAAGTTTATTATAGTCTACGATCCAATTTACTGGTCGTCCTACCTTTTGTTGAATAAACTTGTCTCCAACTTGAACATCAGACTTTATTTGATTGGCTTCCGCTTCTGATGACCATAATTTGATAACCGTGCTGGAGAAGAACTTAACGGCCATTCCTCCAGTTGGGATATGTGATGCGTGCATACTGCCAAATTGATTTCTTTGTTGGCTGATGAGTACCAGGAGAGTATTTTTATTAGCGTAATTAAGCATTTTGACTGCATGTGTCATATCCTTAGCCTCTGCACCAATTTGCTTGGTGTCTTGCAATTGCTTTAGTTCATCACCATCTTTATCAAAGTAGATGGCGGGAAGTAGTGCAGAGATACTATCAACGACAATAATATCTACTCCTGCCTTCATTAATCCAGTACCAACGTCCACCATATCATTAATAGTTTTTGCTGGAGAATATATAAGATTATTTGAATCTACCCCTAGCAGTGATGCCCAATCTGCTGAGTATGATGATTCAGAATCAATCCACGCGCATGTTCTCCCGCTTCTTTGAGCATCACCGATCATTTGTAGGCAAAAGGATGACTTACCTGCACTCTTATTTCCCCATATCATAACCTGACGGCCATATCCAAGGCCACCCTTAAGTGCTAGGTTTAGACCGATACTTGGAGTCTGCTGCTTTTGTACGTCTACCTCTGTTGCTAGTTGAATTCTTTGTCTTGTTTTTGGATCTAGTTTCGCTAGAATTTCTTCTGCAACCATCATCATTTAAACTCTTTTCTAATTCTAGAGCGAACTCTTTAAAATCTTTACGCCTGCTCGCGGCGATTCTATCTATTATTGATAATATAAGATCATATTCGTGAGACTTTATTACTAATAAATACTCATCATCTATGCCTTGTAGGATATAGCCATCCATGCTATATCTATTATATCATCCACGATTTCCATGTAATCTTGGTCTATTTTTATTTACATTTGCCTTTTCTAGCAATGTATCATGAATAGATGGTAATTCTCCTACACGAATCTTATTCATACCCGACCATAGATCTAGGACACGAATAATAATATCAGATAGTTCTTCAACAAACTTCTGGTCCCCGTAATCCTTTCTTAGTGCTTCAAGTGCTTCTGTTACTTCTGAATGAATCATAGCAAGTTGCTTTGCATAGAAAATAAAATCATCCTGGATATCCATGCGAGCCATTGGCTCCCAGAAACCCTTTTTCATGGCAGTATCATTTAAGTTATTTGCTAATTCATCAAGATTCATTAGTTTCCTCCAAGGAGATCTCAAACATCTCTGTCTCATCATTAAAATCAATTCTTAATTGATAGTTTTCATCTACATCTTCCATCAAAGACTGTGGACTTACTTCTACCATTTCATATCCCTTAAGGATTGCCATAAGAACTTTTCCTAAATTAAGTTCTACTTGCTGATCATTCATCCAATATTCCTAACTGTTAGAGTTCCATCTTCCATCTTCCCCACTTGAAGGTCTACAATTGTTCCTGCCTTCATCTTTCCTAATGCCTGAGCATAGAGTTTGGGGAACACAATAAGTCTTGTCATTTCTTTATTATTATTCGCAACAATAACGTGGGCCATCATTTTCCCAGCCTTTGTCTTGTAGTTAGTGAAATCTACAACATACTTCTCACCCTCACCAGCCAATGTTTCTTCCATGTATAGGAATTCTACGAATGGGTCTGGCTTCCGCTCAACTACATCCTCTATAGTAACATATCGATGAATTCGATTGTCTCCTACTAAGAAGAAATACATGTTCCCTGTTTCGATTTGAGTATTCTCTGTGTGGAAAATACCAATCGCCCCTGTATCGTCTACTAACTCTACTCTGGACCATCCGTTACCCTTCTTAATAGATTTAACCATAGCCATAAGTACATAGCATCCATCCTCAGTAAAGTCTTCTAATGGTGATACCTGACTCTTAATAAATGGAGTCAATCCCTTTACATCGAATTTTGGAATATTTAAATACTCATAGTACTTTTCAGATTCATTACCAATTCTAGGATTATCTTCAAATGCTGCGGCCCCGATTGCATTTAGTGCAGATATTGCTCTACTATTTACTCCGCTGCCTTTAGCCTGAGAAAATTCAAGTAGTTGCTGATAGTTACCGAACGGCCTTGCAGCAATAAGTTTATTACTAATAGATTCAGAAATAAACTTAATATCGGCTAGACCAAATCTAATGCTGTTCCCCTGCAGACTAAATTCAATATCAGATTCATTTACATGTGGAAGCAATACCTTCAAGTTAAGTCTTTTAGCCTCAAGGAGGTACTCAGTTCTAGCGTCCTTATCCCCCTCATTTTTAAGAATTGCAAATATAAATTCTAGAGGATAGTAATGCTTTAGCCATGCAGTCCAGTAAGAAAGCATAGAATACGCTACAGCATGAGATCTATTAAAAGAATATCCTGCGTGTGCTTCAAAGTCGTGCCAAAGATGCTCTGCGGCCTCTTGACTTATATGATTAGTAGCGCCAGAAATAAACTTTTCCTTGAACTGCTCAAATTCTTTAGCGTCCTTCTTCTTACCAATAATTTTACGAACCTTATCTGCCTCTGCCCAAGTCATCCCACCAAGATGGACGCAAGCCTGCATGACTTGCTCCTGATAGATAATAACACCATATGTTCTCTCAGTAAATGGCTTAATAATATCGCTAACATATGATACTTGTTCTCTGCCCTGCTTTCTAGCAATGTACGCTGCTCCAACAGTATTCATAGCGCCAGGCCGAACTAGAGCATTTGAAGCAACTAAATCTTCAAATCTTTCTACACCCATCTTAATAAGAAGATTAGTATATGGAGTCGCTTCTGCCTGAAAAACTCCCTTGGTAAACCCATTACTAAGATCTGTATAAATATTAGGATCATCCATAGATAGCGAAGATAAATCAATCTTCTTTCCATATCTATCTTCAATAATATCTATTGTATCTTTAATTACAGATAGAGTTTTAAGACCTAGTGCATCTAGTTTAATAAGACCAATCTCTGCCGCCTGATCCATATCATATGCGACAACTGGGACTCTGCCGCTTACCTTATCACTAGGGTCACTTCTAGTTTCAATTGGAGCATAATGTGAAATTGGCTCCTTGGCAACAACGACTCCTGCGGCATGGACACCTACTGCCCTGATTCTTCCACGCAACTTAGACGCTAAATCTGTCACCTCTGGATATTTATCGCGGAACCATCTAGTGTTAGGATTTGACTCATAATCTTCCCAGGTCTCAATACCCTTCAATGCTTTATTAACATCTCCTAGGGGCACAGCAAAGACGCGGGAAGCATCTCTGACGACCCCCTTATCCTTAAAATACTGGAAGGTAGAAATGCTTGCTACGTTCTTAAACTTCTTTCTGAGATATTCTTTTACCTCGCCACGGCGGCGGTCCATAAAGTCAGTATCAATATCTGGAAAATCATTTCTTTCAGGATTGATAAACCTAAAGAACAGCAAATCATATTCAATAGGATCAACTTCTGTAATGCCTAATAGGTAGCATACAAGAGATCCTGCTGCTGAGCCGCGTCCTGGTCCAACTAGAATTTCGTTTGACTTTGCAAACTGAATCATGTCAGCAACTACAAGGAAGTAGGACGCAAAATCCTTATCCTTGATTACTTCTAGTTCTTCATCAAGTCGTACGCGATATTCTTCATCTTTAATTCCGCGCTCCGTAAGAGCATTGACACACAATTCCTTAAGTTGCTTATTTGGATCTTTGCGTGGCTTGGGGAGCAGAGAAAGGTTTTCATAATATTCATACTCACCAATCTTATCTGCAATCTCTAAAGTATTTTCATAAATATCTGTTCTAGTAATTCCTTCACGCTCATACCATTCTGCTGACTCTGCTCGTGACTGAATAAATAGATCAATATCTTGGAAACTAATCGGCCTATCTGGCCAAAGGTGGTTTAGCCTCTCATATATATCTTTAATTCTCTTAGCAGAATCATAGGATGCATCCTTATTCATATTAGGCTTAGTAGAAAGAATAAGAAGAGCCTCTTCTACTGCACGCTGATCTGATGTAGCGAAATGGCAATCAGATGTTGTTACTGGCTTAATCTTATATTCATCTGCTAGACGCAGTAGGGAAGAATTAATTTCAATCGGATTGTGCGGCTGAACTTCAATATAGAAGTCATCATCGAACCTATTCTTAAACCATCTAAGCATACCGCGAGCCTTATCTTCATCCCCGCGCTCAATTGCCTTAGAAATAAGTCCATTTAGGCATCCAGATAGAACAATTAGTCCATCTCCTAATTCACTAAGAACTTCTAGGTCAATTCGTGGCTTACGATAAAATCCCTCAGTCCATGCAATTTCTGATAGAGCCTGAAGATTCTTAAGACCATTAGCATCCTTGGCAAGCAGGATAATATGGTTAAAAGCCTGAGTATTATCATCGCGCTTCTTTACATCTCGCTTGTCAAAGCGGTCAGTTTCTGAGATATACGCCTCTACTCCTAAAATTGGCTTGAGTCCAGCCTCCTTTGCGGCTTTCTGCATATCCCTATGTGAAGATAGCGTACCATGATCAGTAATGGCCAGAGAAGTCTGACCTAGATCCTTTGCAGCCTGAAGCAATTCTGCTGGTGATGATAGTCCATCCATAAGACTATAATGGCTATGAACATGAAGATGTACTAAATCTGACATTCTACTCCTAAATAGTGCTAGGGCGGCATTGCTGCCGCCCTAGCAACAATGAATATTTACCATTCTACATTAGATGATGAGCCTGAGTCATCAGATGATGATGACCCCATGTAAAATGCTTCCTGCTCATCGTAGGGAACATCTCGCACAGCAATCTTTTCTAGATCAAACAACTCAAGGCTGTCAATATCTACTGGATCTGAGTCTGTGGGTAGAGGAATGATACTGTAATTAGTATCTGTACGCTCTCCTGTACGCTTCAAGCGCCATGTATTCGATGTGATACTACCAGTCTCTCCAGCATACTGAATAATTTCAGGTGTGGCAGACTTTGGACCAGTACCCTGACTAAAAATTGCTACATACGGATCTTCATTACCATCATTTACTAGAATGTTGCAGTAGAGTCGGCTACGACCCTTCCATCCAGCCTTTGGGTCACGGCGGTGCATCTCACAACCAAAGCATCGACCCTGGTCATCTGAAGAACAGAGAGCCTTACGACGGTAATCTGATGGATTTGTATGCTCAACGGCAATAAATGCTAGTCCAGCCTTATCGTTATAACTTGGTGAATCTGGATCTAGTTCCTGCAAAAACTTAATCTTTACGCTCTGACCATCTCCCAACTTCAGCCAGCGTCCACGGGGACCATCTGAAGAAGCAGCGGGACGATCAATTGTTTGGTTCATGGCCTTAAGGCCCTTTACTAATCCCATAATATATATCTCCTAGTGTAATTGGGCTATAGTATGCCCTATTCTTCAATTATAGCATTCTATATTCATAGTCTGCAAGGGAATTTTCAATACAAGTTTTAATCTCTTGTTCCGTCATATCTCCAACATCTTTAGCGTCATGTGGGTATAGCGTATCATTTGAATAGTGTGCCCACAAGACTTCTTTAGTCTTTAGAGTATTGGCTATAAGTTTTCCAAGTTCTCTGCCTGCCTGATCTGCATCAGTCATAATAATAATCTTACTAAAATTTCTGTTAAGATTACTCAAGTTTATCTTAGACATAGATCCCCCAAGCGTTGCTACAACATTAGGATAACCAGACTGACGAACACGAATAGCATCGAATGAAGACTCTACAATTATTGCCGTGCCGCCCATTCTCTTAGCACGATGAATATTAAACATTGTCTTATTTCTTGGAAGCCCTGTGCTATTTTTAAATGACTTACCTTCTACAGATCTTCCTACAAGACCGACCGGAATTCCATCTGGTGAATGTACGGGAACAATGACCATATCCTGACTAGCAGAATAACCTAACTTAAAATGATCAATTGACTCATCATTAATTCCACGACCATTTAGATATGATCTTCCGCGATCATCCATTTGAGAGTGTAATCGATCTAAGATTTTCTGGTCAAAGTCGGTGAACTCAGGCTTTTCATCTAGAATTTCTGCTAACTCTTCCTCAAAGTTTTCTGCTGCGGAAGGTTGTGCAGACATAATAAATCTTAAAGCCTCGTACTCATTTCTATGAGAAATATTCTTAACTAGTTCTACAATAGTTCCGCTCGCTCCACATGATGGATTAAAGCAGAGGTAGAGACCCTTTTGGTGACTTACAGAAAACGATGGCGTATGCCTATTGCCATGAAATGGACACAAGCATAGAAAGTCATTAGATGTTTCACTTACAACGTGCAGGCCCAATTGCCTTACTATTGCTCGCATATGCGAGGGGCTGTAAGTTTCCAATAGCATTACTTTCCTTATTGTTTAGGAACTAAATTCTGTCCTGAGAAACCTTCGTATAGATGTGCTTTTTTCTTACCGACATACACACCATAGACTACTATATCAAATTCGTAGATATCTGTCGATTCATCATATACTAAAGAAAACTGAATGTCCAGGTCTAATATGGGAACGTATCCCTGCTCTCTCATATCTGACTCTATTAATTGTTCGTAATGCGCCCTTAATCTAGGGATAGCAGAATCGTCGTGAATCTGTCCCTGCATTCCGAAACTTTTTAGTTTTTTGTTCATGATGATATCTGTAACAATTATACATCAAATAGGTATATCATCGTAAATCTCTTTTACAACTCCTCTATCAATATCCCAATCAAGGTAGAATGCAAAATCTGTACCGTGACGATTCTTTCTGCTAACGACTTCAATGATATTAGTATCTGGATGACGGTGAACTGCCATAGCCATATCAGCATCATATTCAATAGCCTTTGACCATGCTACCTGAGAAAGTAGAGGTGGAGCATCTTGATCTGATACATCATCCATAGTTGCTGCAGTAATATCAATAACGGGAATGTTATTACGAACTGCTAGTAGTTTGAATTCCCGCGAGATGTTCCTGTTCCGCTCAACTTCAGAATTAGATCGCTTAGTGTCATTAAACAACTGGTGATAATCAAGGATAACAAGGTCGGGGCGATGCTGATCGATCTTACCCTGGACCGTCTGTGGAGTAACTTCATTTGTCCCCTCGTTAGATACTAGAATAAAACTATTTTTATCATCAAACCTCTTCTTAGCCCAATTATGGAAATCATCAATATTAATGTTTCCACGGGAAAAGTCTGATGCCCTAAACATACCGCTTCCAAGCATTGTATAGATGCGGTCACGCATATTCTCTGGGCTCATTTCCAATGATACAATCATAGGCTTGAACCCCTGCTCCCAAGCCTTGCAGGCAAGGTAGGAGGTCATCCATGTCTTACCGCGCCCTGGCCAGCCAATAGCGACAATTAAATGTCCTGGTGCCATGCCAGTAGGGTATGCTAAATCTAGGGCCGTGAAGCCTGTTTTAATGCCTGGGCTGCCGCCCATAACAGCAGACCTCTCCTGAACAGAAATAATGTGCTTTTCCGCTAGTTCATAATCTGTTAGATCAACATCTCGCACATTATTAGTAAGTCGGGAAAGTGTGGCAATCTCAGATTGCATATCTGCTAGAACTCGTGACGCGGCATTATCTTTAAGAGATGAGCCAGACTTCATAAGTAGATTTCTCATACGAGCGGCAAGGTACTCATTCTTAAGTTGATCAAGGTAGTAGCCAGTCTCAGCATTTACATTAACTGGCTCAAAGTCGCGGAACTTCTCCTGAAGAACATTTACTTCTGGAACAGACTTAAACTTATAGTAATAAGACTTAAGACCTTCCCATACATCACGGTGGGATTGAAAAATCTCATCTACATTATCCGCTAGAATGGTGGAAATATCTTTATTCTTGCATACTGATGTGATTACCGCTGCTTCTGTATTCATAACCGTTCTTCCACCATCTTCCTTGTAGCCTCGCGCATCTTCTTACGCTTTAATTGGTCCTCTTCTGACTGAGTAAGCATATCATCAAGTCGATCAAAATTGTAGAAAAACCATTGAAGTGGATGACCTTGCTTAGTAACCTTAAAATAGTATTGTAGCAAATCTCTGGCACGCTCATATCCAATAGATGATATTACATCTGCCATGGCCCACTTCTCTTTATACTTATTTATTCGTGGCTTCTTTGAATATTTATCAGAATATAATGACTCATAGAGACTAAGCAATGCATATGGTTGCTTGCCATCCTCTTTAGCCATTCTTCAACTCCTTCTCAATTTCTGAAACCTTTTCTACTACCTTATTTTCAACAAAATCATACACGCGATCTGTCGCGGCGTCAACAGTTTCTCCTTTGCGGACATAATCTTCTACGCCAATGGAAACTCTTAGACTTTCATAGTTTCCTAGATTTCTTACGAATTGAAGTTCTACTCTTACATGGGTAGATTCATGATTCTGTGTTGTCATCGATAAATCCTAACTTTAGTTTTTCTCCATGGTCTTCTTCTGTATGAGATAGCATAGCATATAGTCTGAGCCATCTATCTGATACGGCTAGCATAGAATCAACATCTCTATGGTCTACCGCGAATTCGAATGCAGTCATTAAAGACGATGCACACTCATTCAGTACTCCATCTTGATCTAGCATAAGAACTTCTTCTTGCTTATTTTTCTTACCCATATCCTACCAATCTGGCTGCTTCCATACAGGAACAAACTCGCCGCTCTTATCTTTTGTATATAGAACACGATCTTCGCGCATTAGTGCTTCTAACTCTGCTCTAGATATCATACCGCTTTGTTGCGTTACTTGTCCATCCATTCTTGGCCTACCGCGATGGACTGTAAGAAGATATGAATGTAAATCTCTCATATCATCTTCACTAAATAAATATTTACCTGGCCTTTCGCCAGATCCACCAATCGGTCCTGCCTGAGCAGGTTTTCGTATTTTACCTTCACGAATATATTCATGAATCATTAATCTATTTCTATTAAATATAGATGAGGCTTCTTTAATAGAGAATGCTTTTTGCATATTCTTCTGAGTGATAGACCATATATATGTGCATCTTTTATTTTCTACATAATTCCATGCGATAATAATATCTTCAGCACGAGATATTCTTATAACTCTATGATGCTCTCCATTAAGAAAAAAATACTTTATCCTGCCTCGTTTAGATATTCTATTCGGCTTAACCATCTTCCAAAAGCGCCCTTATCTCTTTTAATAAACCATCTATTTCCACATCTTAAGCAAAATAAATCAAGCCTCAAATCGTGTGAAAATACTCTATCTATAAATACATTTCCTCCACACTTTTTATGAGTCATCATGCAATAAATACCTTTCCATCTACAACACAAGTATAGTCATGGATTTGAATTAGTTGCATATGTGGATAATCATTGACAACGTGTGCTATTGCAAATCCCGCCTGCCAATTCTTTTGAATAGAATAATCCATCTGACTTTCATCACATAGATGCCCAATTTCATACCCTCTAAGTTCCTGACCACTTAGATTATACGTTTGGAAATATGCACCCATGCGGTGCGAATGGCCGCGTACAAGAGAAATGCCCCAATTATTAACGTCATTACGAACCGATTCTCCAGAATGCTTTGAGATTGATTCCCCATGGTGCCCATATATATCTCCGAATCTTTTTACTGGCGGATCTTGCCATAGGTGCCATTCAAATCCTGACTTTGAATACTCATATAAAGTATCTGCCGTTACTAGTTCAAGGAATTGCGGCGCTTTCTTAGCAAGGTATTCGCCGTGGCGAGTCCAACCATGATTCCCATCATGAAAATGGCAATCAGCCTTTGGCGCGATTGCCCGTATATCTTTAAGGAACTTCCTTGTTCCATCTACCCCTCCATCATTAATAGATATTGACATTTCTAGAGGCTTATCAGCCGCCCAACGACTTGTGGAATCAGCATCATCAATATCTCCAAGCAAATCTACTGCATCCGGCTTAAACCATTTCATTACTTTAAGAAATAGTTCTACCTTACGCGGGTCATGTCTAGGGAAGTGAACGTCTGAACACATCATCCACTTTAAATCGTTATTCATAAATTTCCTATCTATTTGTGAGCCTTCAAATGCTCTCTTCTTGTGCAGACAAAGAGGTTTATATCGTCATTCCATTCCTTGTCGCCATTTATATGGTGAACTGTTTCCCAGTCCTTTAGTATTCTACTATACTTTTTTTCCATTACGAGGCGGTGTTCATAATACCACCCACCCCCAAAGCATTTAGGATGCTCAGGAACCCATACTACTATATATCCATCTTGCATCCTAGATTTTCTACCAAGCCAATTTTGAATAGGTCTGTATGGCATTAATCAGTTATGTCTGCTGCTTCGCCAATTGCTATAATATTTAAAAATACTCTAACGTTCTTATCTCTTTCTATAACAAACGTTGCACTAGTTTTAGTATATGACTGGAGAAGTACAGACGCTCCTAGGGGTGTTAGTTTTTCATTTGCTGGCTTTAAAGTAGCAGTAATAACTGGCGGCTTATCAAATCTATTTGGACCGAATTCAACTTTTACTGTACTTGTTTTACCATCAACAGATATTCTATCTGCAAATATTCTCAACTTTGCTATGGATAGATTAGAATCTAAAACCCTGGCTACAGATTTTCTTCCCACCAACCTATTGAAATCTTTTTTTAATTCATTTATAGATTGCTGTATGCCGATTATTGCTTCATAATCTATTCTTGCGTATGCTTCATTTATTGAAGACACTATTCCTCCGATGTAGCGGTAAGAGATTTAATCTGCTCATCCCGCCTTGAAATTTCTTCAGTAGCCTGTGCCTTTAGCATAGCCATTTGAAGTTCATAGTTAGACGTAATTTGTCCAATTCTATTTTGCAATTCTTGTATTACTAGTTCTAATCCGTTAGACATAATGCTCCCCTATTATATTGTTGGCTCTAATAATTCTAATTCGTTTAATTTTTCCAATAGAAAATTTTCTTTATTATTAATCTTTAGTAGATCATTATTATATGAATCTATGAGTGTTAAATTTGGCTCACCTGAAGAGTTTTCAAGTTCTATAGCGAGTTCATTTTGATATTTGCCATACTGTAAATTTTTTAACTGTCCACGCACAACCTGCTTTTTTTCTTCTACAGTCAAATCTAAATATGTTTCCATAAGTATACCTCCTTTCATATTATACAATATCTAATGCTATAATCCGTATATTAGAATATAACTATTTAATATTTATTATCATAAATAACATGATATTTATATATAAAAATTTATTTTTTTATATTCCTTAATCAACAAAGTAGGGGGCTACATATGGCGCGAAACTGGGTGGGAAATATGGTGGGAAGTATGGCGGGAAGAATGGTGGAGCAGGAGTTGTGTTTTGCGTTGTAAATGAAACTGCATTAGAATTCGTATATGCTGCTCCAAATAATCTACCGTTATTTACAGCAGTAACTTGAGCAGTATAATTAGTATTAGATATTAATCCAGTTACTGATTGTGGAGATGTAGAATTATAATTCTCATAGACATAAGAATATTCATCCCCAACTCGTACTATATATGAATCAGCGTATGAAGAATTTGTCCATAATAATCTTACTGAATTAGACGTTAACAAATCATAACTTAATGTAAATGCTCCAGGTGTCGCTGGCCCAACAGCCCTTGAATCAGATCTGGTAGATATATATGGAGAATATACTGAACCTGAATTTACTCTAGCAGAAACAATGCATGAAACGTAGTAGTCAGCATCTGAATTAGTTAAAGTATATGATGAAGATGTTGCTCCACTAATATTAGACCACGATATGTTATCAAAACTTCTTTGCCATTGATATATATAAGATATATTATTATTTATGTTGTCGTATGACCATGAACCACTAGAACAAAACAGGGCAGATCCTGGAGTTTGTGTCCCAGAAATACTTGGACTTGATGTTAAAAGGGGAGGAGAGCAAAATTGTATACTCTCTGTATCACTATCTAGTGTTGATGATGTTATAGTTAACTGTGCAGTATAATAATGTCCTGGATATATTTGTTGTGGAGATGGTGGTGTTGTAAATGTTGTTTGAGTTGAAGAGTTTATAACATTATTGCTTCCTCCAACCCCGTCTATGTTTATAGAAGCAGTATTTTGATTCGTTGCAGACCATGAAAAAGATGCCTGTGTTTGAGTTACTCCTATTAGCGAAAAACTTAATATTGTTGGTATTATTTGCTGTGGAGTAGTGAATGAATTTCCTGCAAGGGTCGCTGATGGAGAATTATATGCATTATCATTATATACTGTAACTATAGGAGTATATGTAGTATTTAATAGTAAATTATTAAATACCACAGTTTTTTCAGCACCTACTATTTGCTCCTCATACCCACCATTATAGTTTAGTCTAACTCTTGCTGTTGTTTGTAATGTAGACTCCCAGGATAGTGTAGCCCTTGCTGTATTTCCTATTTTTAGTGTTTCACTATATATATTACTAACAGTTGGATTAGCACTAGCACTAGTAAATGTTCCATCAGTAGTAGAATTCTGTATATAATTAGAATTTCTTACTAATACCTGAGAATCATAAAAATATATATTTGCTGGCAAATTATATATTGTTCCACCCTGTGTAGAACTAACTATCCAGTCAGAAGAAAAAATCGTAGTACCCTCTGAAAATGAATCTGTAAATACATTTATTTTATACTCATATTGATTAGTTGAATTCCATGAAAATGTTGCTGATGAAGAAGAATCTGATTGAAGTTGAGTATTAATAAATTGCATATTTGTTACTGTAGGTGGAGATAAAATAACTATTGGCCCTATTATTTCTGAATCAACAAAGTCTTCTGTTTCTGAATAAACTCTAATTTGAAAATATTTAGTAGAACCAGTTATTAGAGAATCTACTACTGTTGTTGTTAAGGAATTATACATATAATATATATA